AAATTCTATGGAGGTTCCATTATGAGCGATAACTATAACAATTGTGACTGTGAGCAGAGAGAGTCCTATGACTGTGACTGCAAATGCTGCTGCGACTGTGAAAAAGTAAGACCTATCACACCTAACAGAACAACATTAAAATGCGGCTGTCCAGGCGCTGTCACACTCCCGCTAGCCACTATAGCAGGTACGAATTTTACCGTATCTACAGTCACCGTAGATACAAAAGGGTTCCGCAAACCATGTATTAAATTTGAATTTGCCAGCAATATTGTAACAACTGCCGCCGTTTTAACTCTTAACCTGCAGATTTTCAAGCAGTGTAAAAATCAGCTTGTTCCTATCCCAGTAGGACCAGTTTGGACATTTTCACGTTTAGTAGCAGTAACAGCCAGTGACGCATTCTCCTTCTTTGTATGCGACTGTGATATCTGCGATACAGAATGCTGCACTTACAGTGTCGTAGCAACCGTTGCCGGTATCGCAACCGTTGGTGTTACTTCTATCAATAACGCAACTCTTTCCGCTATCATTGTTGACAACTGTGATTGACCAATAATGTAGTACCGAAAAGGAGCAGCTATGTATTATAGTTTATTTGGAAGATATCATTATCCAGGTACCAGAACATGTAACTGCTTTCCTCAGAAATTTAAGCAACAAAATAATAACATTGGACAATGTAATCCCCCCGTCCAGAGTAACTGCTCAAAGCAAGCAACAGACAAATTCTGCAAAGACAGCTTATATATAAAAAGCTCAGCTTTCGGGGGATTTATATTGCCTGAAGGTACAGAAAAGGGAGCCACATTACATGTGGCTTCTCTTAATCTGAATACTTTAAATCATGAGGATTTTGTTGTCCAGTTAAATTTTTCCTGTAATATTATCACAAGTAAAATAAAGCTGCGGCTAAGGTTTCAGCTTTTTAAGCAGGAAAAGGGACAGTGCCTTCCCACTCCTGTCAGTACCGGCGTATTATATTACAGGGACAAGGAAAGTTCCGAGGCAAATAGTTTTACCTTATCGGCATATGATTGTGATTCGGAAGCCAGTACATGCTGCAACTATAGCGCCTGTGTAGGAGTTGAAGAATTTGCAACAGGAGGAAGCGTCATAATTGCAAACCCTATTTTATCCGCAACTATAGCAAATACAAATTGATATAAATTATGGAAGGATCTAACTATGTCAGTGAAAAAATATCAAGATAACAACTATAAAATATCCAACATTAGTATAAAAGATAACCTTTTAAGCTGGGAAATGCATTCCGTACCGGTATCAGGGATCACCCAGATATGGGCAGGAATAAAGCCCGCAGCCCCCTTTCCGTTCAAATTATTTCTTATTCTATTATTTATAGCCTTATCCGCCCAAACGGTTGCCGGCCATATTGCCATGTTGATACTATTCGCTTTCAGTGCTGCTCTGTGGCTGTATTATCATCGGCCTGATAAAAATATGAATCAAGTGAATATCAAGCTCCTTTCCGGTGATGTTATTACGTTTACAAGCAGCGATGAAGAATCCCTGGATTCATTCTATAGAGCGTTACAGGAATTCTTGAGCAGACGTGGTTCAAGTATTGAATTTGATGCAGACGGGAAAAAAATTGAAACGGTTGAAATTGAACCGGTTAAAGAATCATCCGGAATAATGGGGATGGATAAAAAAAGCACCTCAAATAATCCTTTAGTCAATGATTTACGAAAACTATATCTGGGATACTCAAAAAAGTCAGATACGAACAGTGAAATTTTACATCTCATCGACAATACTGCCCGATTAATTGAAACGGATGACAAGGAAGGACTGAAATCCACGCTAAGGGAATTTATATCCCAGGGACTGATCGGCGAGTGTAATGAATTAGGGCTTGATTCGTTGATACAGGAAATCAAGAATAACATTTATTAAAGGTATAAGTTTAAAATGAAAAATACAGGCAAAAGTCAAAGCTAAGGCCGGTTGGCAGCATTCTGTACAGATGCTAAGCCCCCGGCCCCTTTATTTAATATGCTGAGCCATACGCAGAACATGCATGTTTATAGAACGTGCAGCTCTTTAGCTCCATGTTTAAATGCTGTCAAAATAGAAATAATTTGTATTTAGCATCGATATTGTGACATATGGATTTCCAAGCTTTTTCTTGACATCGAGAACTATCTTACGAAATGCATGGTAGTATACTTCTCTGTCTCTGCAAAGGACGGGATTTCGTGTTGCTATGATTCTTACCCCGATACTGTCCATGCCGCACCGATCTATAGTATCACATATTAACTCCATGGATTCGATTACTCCATTTATAAACACTCCGCATCCTGCTTCTTCAACTAATGCAGCTGCAATCCATAATTTTTTCACATCCGTTATTCCAAACTGCTTATCACCCACGCTGTAAAAATTCACAATATATCTTTCGGTTTCCATTCTGAACTTCCTTTTTCTAAAAATATATTTCCCCACAATCTAATTTATTCGGTAAAAAGGCCCGTACAGTTCCCGGGCCAGCCAAATTTATGGGTTTTTCTAAATAAATATGTAGTGCCAGTGTAAAAATATTACACTGACACATGGACAAATCAGGTTCTGATCAATTAGGTTACAATTCGGGTCACAGTAAATCCATCTGTTTTTTGAAGAATTGCAAACTGGCTGTAAGATGTACCGGATGATGAGTAGGAATCTGCTTCCTCAGTTTTACCAGGAGTATATACGTTGGCAGTTATCTTAGTAAGCAGACAAACGCCCCGGCTTCCGGCCGTCCAGCTTCCCCAGGGAGCTATTTCAAAATGATCGCTGGAACAGGCTGCATACTTCACTGTACCTTTTACAGTATAATTGGTGGAGTTCACTATATGAACCTTTGGATATGCCATAAATTTACTTCCTTTCCTTTTTTAGAAGCTTGTCAGGCTTCTAAAATATTATATGTTTATGGCTGACATTTGTGAATCCAAACGATAACCTGCACGCCCTGTGCACAGGTCACCGCCTTCAATACAAAAAACGCAGGATACCTTGCTGTTACAAGATTCCTGCGTTAAATAAAAAGAGCGCGAGACGGGATTCGAACCCGCGACCCTCCCTTGGCAAGGCATTTCTATTTTTGTCTATAACGTCTTTTCCGTATAAAATAAGATAAAATCAGATACTCTAAGCTCAAATATTATACTTCATTATCCTTCATTTATCTTTCTGACTTTAGCAAAAACTTTAGCAAAAATCCCCTACACCTTTTTCTCTATCTTATATCAAATAAATGGCGAGATGGATCTCATGTCTAAAACAGATTGTGACAACTCGACTGTTTGGGTTGGGAATCGCGATCATAGTTTTGCCTTTATCTGCTATAAAGAATCAAAAACCATGCAAGCTATCTTTAAAGACGGAAGCAAAGTCAGTTTTAAAAGGCGAAATAAATATTCGCAAATAACAATGCAAAATGGCGAGATGGCATTTCAGGAATTGATAAATAGCTTTAATTTGAATAACGCCACCGAGCGAAAATTATATCGCGCTGGAAATTCTGCTACAATCAAAACCTTGCAAAACCTTCCGCCCACAGTATCTTCCGGAGAGGTAATTATCATCTGGCTTCCTTCCCTGCCTGATAATAGCTACGGCTGCCAACTATTAATCCATACCTCCGGAGCTGTTCAGGATGTGTATTTACGTCATAAATACGGTTCCACCTGGGCTGGATGGGGGAGTTTTACGCTCTCTTAAATGGTGAGATGTCTTATTTCAAAGCATATAAATTTACTGATAGTGATGTTCTTGATAATGACATTAAAACCGCTATTGGCTGGTATATAAATAATGCAATTGATAAAAAAGGCATTCTTTTATAATCACGTTAGAACTTACAAAAGGGAGTACCTTTTCAATTTTTGGTATGACTGCCTCTACTCCATCCTATTGCGCTGCCCAGGTATTTTCTTACGCACTCCCAGTCCCATTATACGGAATCCGCAATAACGGAACATGGACTTGGAAGTAAAATGGCGACTTTGAAATTCTCGCAATTGCTGATATCGATTTTGTGGTTTGGGCAAAGAGTCGAGTAAAGGACAAAAAACCGGTATTTTTTATGATGAGTAGGATGACTAATACTATTTTCAAATCTAACTTTGGTGTTGGAATTATGTTTTATAACCGGACTTTTACAAATACGACCGCTTATTTTATCTTCGCATCTTCGGCAGGAGTTGAATATAAAGATATGGCGCTGTAATGGCGTACAACCAGATAACCAAAATAACAATACAAAATGGCGAGAGAGTTCCCCAGGCTCTAACACTTGGACAGGATCTCAATAATGTGGTTTTTGAGCTGCCGCGTATATGCAGAGCTTCCGACAATGAGATAGTCAAATCGTTGTTAAACAAACCATACGGCGATATAGGCGGTGAGGTTATACTTATCTGGATTCCAACCGTCAGTGTCCGTTATGGAGTACAGATATTGATACTGACTAGTTCCCTGCCCGATATTGCAGTATATATTCGCAAACAGGCCGGCATCGGAATGTGGACTCAGTGGAAAAATTTATCACTTATCTAAATGGCGAGGCTATTAAATGCATGTTTGGAATATCAGATCTAGATTTAAATAATGCCACACACCCGGATATATTTAGTAGACTTTGGTGCTTCCAGTGTAAAAAACGGACCAGATACAGGGGAATACTTTACAGGAGCTTTATTTATTATTAACTCTGGCAACTTTCTAATTCAGTTGTTTTTTGATGGCAACCAATATTTTCGCAAAAGATTTTATAATTCCTGGACTGCTTGGATTAAAACCACTCGTGATTTGTAATCATTAAATGGCGATGCTTTAATTATTGCTTATCCGATTGATATTAATATGGATACCGCGCCAGGGTTGTCCCAGAATATGATTTATTTTTATCAAAATCACTTTTATATAGGATACTCAATGACGGTTTCCGGGAAACTATATGGTGCGCAATTGCGCTTCGGGCATTGGCTTACCAGACCGGAATATCGCTATAACCAAGGGGCATTGTGGACGGATTGGGCTGCACTATAAAATGGCGAAATGGCGCTCCCAGCTACTTTTGCGAAACTTTATAATGGGCAAGTATCGTTAGTGGGTGAAGCCAATGCCCCGATGCTTTGGTTATGTCAGGATATAGCATCAAAAATGCTCCCACATCATCGGGTGTAACAATACTAACTCTCCCATACCCTACAAGCGGTTATCATTCGCAGCTATGTATTTGCGTCGAAGATGCAAACCAAACGCAAGCCTGGATTAGAAACTGTAAACGCGGAATCTGGACTAACTGGCGTTCCCTATAAAATGGTGAGATAGAAAATAAAACGGTGCAGATGGCTGTGATGTACTATGCCAATAATAATATTGTCATAGCAGATGCGAAAACTAAAAAAGTATACCTTACCCTTAATCTTGATACTAATATACTGGTTGCAGATGCTAATGGATGGACTAAAAATTATAATCTCGCATCACTTATAGCTATATAAAATGACAATTTAACCGAGCAACTTTATTTTAAATTTAATTGATATTTCTCTTGACATACCACTCATTGGGTGGTATAATAAATACATAAACAAGGGGTAAACAATTCAAATAAAAAAGGAGATATGAAGATGAAAAAAGAGTATGCAGTTAATATCAAATCCGTAAACAGTGATAGCGATTGGAACACAGCCGATATGGCTGACTGGTACGAATCTTACAGTGAAGCGTATGATACAGCAGAAAAAACATTTGAGGATCTGGATGTCCTTGAGGCCGTTGTAACAGTGTGGGAAGACGGAGACGTTGACGGAACCCCGTTAAGGATGGTTCGTGAAGATGGAAACGTTCACCAGTACCAGGGCGAAACAAGATTGTGGGCATAAAAAGGGAGGAACAAGAGATGTTATATACTACATTTATTAGACTATGTGATGAAGCTGTTAAACACGGAAACGCCGAAGAGTTTATAATGACCCTCGGCTGGCAGGAATGGATGGACAAAGCAGCAAATGCTGATGAAATTGTAAATGATTTGTCACTGATTTTTGAACTTGCAAGCCTGGATTTTCCGGGCTTCGCAAAAGACTTGATGTTAGCATGGCGAAAATGTCAACAATGTACTGGATTCCATTACGTTCCATCGAAAATTGGGATTCCGGCAAACGAGAAATAAAAGACTATTATTTAAATTTCATCCGATACACAATGTTTGTCCAGGAAAAGGAGGGGGACGATGGATACCTCGGCTATATTGCAGAACAGGATTGATTTCTGCGGTGTTATTGTTGCAGAAAGATGTAACCCGAATGGCGATCCGATTAATGGAAACGTCCCGCGACAAGATTTTAACGGAAATGGAATCATTTCCGACGTCTGCTTAAAACGAAAAATAAGAGATCGCCTTTCAGAAAATGGATATGATATTTTTATTGTCAAGCAAGAAGAACTGCTTGATGAACAGAAAAGCCTTCACAGCAAGGTGAAGGCGGAGTCAGACATGGTTCAGGCCGCGAAATCAAAAGATAGGACTTCCTACCGTAAAATTGCCTGTGAAAAATGGATTGATGTCCGGGCATTCGGTCAAGTATTTGCTTTCAAATCTTCCAAAGCGTCAAAAGAATCCGAAGAAGAAGTAGGTATATCCGAATGTGTCCGGGGACCTGTTTCAATTCAAGACGCCGTATCTCTGGATTATATAACCGTAATACAAAAAAACTTGACAAAATCAGTTAATTCAAATGACCCTAATTCAAGGTCCGATAAGTCAAGTGACACGATGGGGACCCGGTATCAAATCAATTATGGGGCATATGTCTTTCGCGGTTCAATATATCCACAACTGGCAAAAATCACAGGATTCACGTATGGTGATGCACTGGCAATCAAAAATGCCATCATAAATATGTTTATGAATGATGCATCTGCTGCCCGGCCAGCCGGAAGTATGACGTTGGATAAATTATACTGGTGGGAACATAATTGCCCGAACGGTCAATACTCTCCTGCGAAAGTTTTTCGCACCCTGCAATTTTCGCCTATGGACGTACCCCCCTATTACAAGGCGGAATTGCTTAATCTTCCAGGGTTAGAGCCTGAAGTGATAGAAGGCTGGTAATATTCTATAACATAGCAAGCCCCTCTTCTGCTTACAAAAAAAGCGGTTGAGGGGCTTTTAATTATCATCTTTAAAATAAGCGGACCAGATGCACCTGGTCCGCTTTGCAACTTAACAGAAACTTCCAATAGCTTAAATTATGAAGTAGTTTTTTCAATCCACGCCCGAAACGGGCGAACAGCAACTGTTAAGTTGATATTGCGATACGCAGAGTATTTAATACTCTGGATTTCTTGTATTTTAACATTAAAGAACCGTTTTGTCAATGTGACAAAAATCAGCACCAATCAATTTTTAGAGACTGAAGTACGCTTAAATTATGTACCGTCTGGCAATCTCGTCATACTCAGCAATCTGCAATGCTCCCTGGTCGTCCGTTACCATGCACTTTCCTTCTTCGGTCCCTTCGTCCGGGCAAAGGAAATATTTTCGTCCGTCCGGTGCTGTCTGATAGCCTGTCAGCATATATCCGGCAGCATCAAACAAATACCATGCAGATGTTCCTGTTGTGACCTCCATCAACCAGTACCAGCGCTGTGTGCGTAGCTGCCATCTTTGTACTGATACCACCAACGCTGCCCATCGGCAGCCCGAATAAAGCCTTCTCGATAAATCTCAGGTTCTCTCACAAGGCTCCAATCCGGCAGGCCGTAGCCCAAAATACGGGAGTATGTCTTATCATATGACTTCGTGCATACTCCGCCGCCATTTTCAACCACGCCAGACGCGCCGGATGTATTTCCCTCAATGGTCTTAACTTTGCTGGCCGTCACCTCGGTCACTATGCCAGTGTGGTATGCCCTTGTCCCGTTGGTAAAAAATATTACCGATCCAGGCTCCGGTGTCCTGCTCCAACGGCCGGCCTCCTTAAACTGGTTAACCCCCGTCGGCAGAAATGGTACAATGCGCCACAGAGGAGCTTTACAGCCGCCTCCAAGCCGAACGCCTGAACAAATACCTCTGAGACATACATCGCGCACCAGGGCTGCGCCTGAAGATTATACCCAGTATGTTTATAATAGTCCCTGGCAAAGCAGGTGTAATTATTGCTGCCAGCGTTGGCCGTAAAGCTGTCCAGGTCTTTATTGCTCTTCTTTTCCAGATATCCATTCCATTTCTTCGCTGTCTGAATCAATTTGTTTACTGCATTCTGCATATAAATATCCTCCGTAAAATAAGGCCCCGCTAAAGCGGAGCCGTGAACAGTTGGTTTACCTCTGCCTTGACGTGGCAGCCTGCGAGATACGGATCACCTCCATTTACTTACTATTTCCCTCAATGTATTGTCTGAATAGCTGGTGTGTCCCCGTGGCTCCCAAGCCACTTATAAGCCCTGCAATATAACATTCGGTGTGATTGTCCAATTACTTATCCATGCGGCGAGAACAACGCCTAAGACAGCGCACAGCGTTGGTATGTATTTATTGTCTACATCGTTCATCCACTTTTTAACCACATAGCCTACACACAAACAGATACCCAAAACAACCGGTATCATATACTCCTGCAAAAATTCCATTCTATTCCTTCCTTCCCTCTGGCCCATACGGCAAGGCCATGCATCGATTATACAGTTCTTCTCCTGTTCCGTTCCCGCCTAATTTTTATACGGGCGGAACATATATTCAAGGTTGTCTCGATCATCGATTGAGCAATACCTCTGCTTGAGATAATATTGGCATGCCTGATATAGTCGGTCATGGAGGAGGGCCAGCATTCCTTGTTTGACCAATTCCTGTTCCTTTTTCCACCCATATACTCTCTTAAGCATCCAGCCAATAGCTCCGGTCAGGATAATCATAATTTCCTGTACCCAATACTTTAAGATAAACTCGCCCACTCTTCTCTCCTTACTCACCGGCGATAATAGCCTGTTTATCATTCTCTGTAATCCACATTTTTCGTACGGCTGCCGATAACAGTACCTCATTCTTTGTATCTCTGTAAATTCTTGTTAAAGTTCTAATCATACTGGTTCACCTCCCATCAACGCTTCCGTTGTCAGTATATCTGTTGTCTCTTCTAATGCTTTTATACGCTCCGAGAGCCGTTCCTCGGCCGTTTTCTTCCGCAGACTATAAGTTGTAAGGATACTTCCATCTAAACGCTCTACAGATGTTTCATATGCTAACACAAGGTCAGTATAGGCTTCTGCCGTTAAACCCGCACTATTCTTGATTTGCACCTGCGACAGGTTGTCCGGGGTCATCAGTTCCCATGTCGCCAGCATATGGTTTTTACTGTCTGCCACCACTTTCAGTTCTCCTAAACTCGCTCCTGTTTCCAGATCGACTTCAATCCCATTTTTAAATACAAGTTTTTCTTTTTTCCATTTTTTGTTCTCCCTTCACGGACATTTATATGTTATAATAAATTCGAGAGTTAACCCCTCTCCCAGGCAGCCAGTTTCTAAATATAACGGCTGCCTCTCTTTTTACTTCGGTTAAATTGTCATTTTTATTTCCAGCTCACCCATGATAAATCATTACAAACACGGCTATAAAGTGTTCCGGAATCGTCAAGTGCTATTTGTCCCAACGTGCCCCCACCCCTTTTCATAACAATAATGTAACCATTATATGCGCTAGGGATATTTTTAGACAGATTTGAATACCTATGTACGCCAGAATAAATCGCATTCAAATCCGTCTGTTCGACTGGTTTGTTTTCCAAATTGAAAGAATCCTGTTTCATCTCGCCATTTTACTTTGCTATCCAACGCCATGTTTTGCCGCCTTCGTCATATTGCCCTAAATAGATGGTCGTTTCGTTTTTGCCATACGGAAAAGCAATTATTCCTATTGACCAAAAATCCGTAACTGCAACAAAAAAATGTGTCGCACTAGCCGGAAAATTAATACTAGAATTTGATGAAGATATAAACCCGCAAGATGCGTGCCGACTTATTAGCCATTCCGTTATAACGTTGTTCTGTATGTAGGCGCCCATCAATGGATCGCCATTTTGTATTGTTAATTGAAGGCTAATCATGCCTATCAAACAAAATGTCCCCATACCACACATTGTTTTTCTTGCTTTGGAATGATAAACGATAATTTGCATTCCCTGGGGTTCCAATAATACTAATTTTCAGACCATTATCAAACCATGTGGCATCGGCAGTTTTTATCATCTCGCCATTTAACCGATTATATTTTTCCAGTAGGTCAGTTAACCGCTGGTCAATAATCGGCCCAAGTGCCGCACTTAATACCATTGATGTGTCCGTGGAGAGAAGATTATTAACAATCTTCGTCGCGTCAATCTTTCCGTCAACAAGTTCTTTTAAAGTTTTCGCCGCTGCTGCGTCAAACGCTTTTATCCCCGCAACCGTCTGCGTGTATCCATTTATCAAGTCGGCTTTTGTTAATGCGGTGCTTCCTATGTCAGGCTGTAATTGTTCGATAAGGGCCGAAAGGTATTCAACATAGCTCTGTGCCTGCTCCTTGATTTTTCAAGTTCCGTTATGTACGGCCCCGCCGGTATTCTTCTGTCATAGGTTGGATTGTATCTTACTGTAAAAGCAAAGGCTGCCGCCGAAACTCTCCCGCCGGTATATTTTATCGTTACAGTCGCTACTATTTTCCCGGCCGCTTCCAGTTCGTTCCCTTTGAATGTATATGCGTACATTCCCTTTGTTCCGGTAAGATCTCCTGTTACAATATTTCCATCAGCGCGCAGGAATGAAATGCTGGCCCCTGTATCTCCGGTAATGTATTGTTCGTTATCCTTCACTGCAATCGTCAGTTTCGCTTCTCCATAGTCCCCTTGCGTAAATGCAACATCTGTCTGCATGGCCTGCGGAGACTTTAAATTTAAAATTACATTTTGCGTCAAGCCTTATACCACCTTTCCTAAAATCACGTAGGTTCCGCCGATTTTAGCCATTATGACCTTATCTCCTACCACCGGCGAATAGCCCGAAAGATACTTATATGCTTTCTGACTATTTTTTGTTTCTCCATAAAATTTTACAATCGGGCGGCCGCCGGATAGCGCCGCCACTTCTGCCATGCGAAAAGATTCTGAATCCTGGCCAAAAAACTCTCTCTCTTCTCTGATTTTATCTTTGCTGTTATCAAACATCATATTAGTGTTATCCTTTTTATGTTGTGTGTCATGCTCCCGCCTACTGCAAATTCCATCGACCAGGAGCTTTCAATGTATTTTTCTGCCATCCCCATTTTGTCGTGTCTCACAAAATAACAGTCTTTATATCCATGATGCGGCATTAATGCTGTTATTAGTGACATGGAGTCATTGATTTGTGACTTTTCCACAGCCACTCTTCTTGTATAGTCATCCAGCGTGTCCTGATCCGCTATATCATCTACCGCTTCAATATCTACAATCTTTCTTCCGCGCCTTACCGTACTTAAAATGCTATCCACCGAGTCGTTTATATACTCACTTCTCAGCGGTGCGGCGTCCGGGTTTTCCACGTATCTGATTATCACGTTTGGTACATTGTATAAATCCTGCTTCCTGCTGGCTCCCGGCCTTATGATGCTTAGCTCATCTGTCAAATACTCATCCTCTGCCCGGCGCCCGCTCGGTACGATATAGCGCTCAGATACAGCCGTACCGGTGCGATCAAAGTGCAAAGGATTGTAGTTGATTGCGTACAATAAATCGTTTACCACCGTCAGTTTATCCGTTCCAATTTCAAATTCCAATGCATTCGGTACGGTCAGGTTGCTTCCCTCGATGCTCACTTTTGTCACTCCTGCGGTGGCGAGAATACTCCGAACTTCCTGATCATACTTCGCCCCCTGGGGTATATATAATCGGTCCGTAAGCTTGTCCTCTTTTAAAATTACGCTTTTATCATAGCAATCCACATTATATGTTGTATGTCCTCCGGATGAAGAAATCTGCGGTGATGTCATGATGTAAACACCAAGCGGAAATCTAATCCATCCAGCAGGAGATAAAAGCATCATATAGGCTGCCAATCTTGCATCAACCAGATTTATCCCCTGTACCTCTTTTTCCGCCATCGAAAACGACGCCGTTCCCATAATCTCCGCTCCGGCATCGAACGAAACGTTTCCTTTTATGCTGTGCAATGTCTTGACGTATTTTTCCTGGCTGTTTAACAGATCGCATTCAAAGGATATCTGCCTGTTTTCCTTTAGAAGTTTTTTGATTTGTCTATCGGTATAACCATTCTGTGATAAATCATACATTGTCAAACCTCACCTTCTCTTCATAGTCAATTTCAGTCATGGTAATTCCAACATTGTATCCGCCAAAAAATAATTTCTGCGACATGGACAGGGACCCGGCCGAACAGAACATTCTATGTTCTTTGTTTCTTATGCAAAACGTCTTTCCCATGCTGACTAATCTTTCCAGATAGTTCGCGTCTGCGGTATATAAAAATCCAGATAAATTAATGGTTCTTGTGATTAAATCGCCTACCTCCATTACCGGATAATTCCGTCCTGTGTAAGTGATTAGACTTTTTTCACGATCTGTTCCGATACCCAACTCCATCTCTTCGTCTTCAGACAGCAACAGTCTAATACGTTTTTTTCGGTTATCAATCGGAGCAATATATGTCCCACGATACGATATGTACACCTCCACAATGTCGCTATCCGTATAAGACTGTGTGTATGCCCTGATAAAGTATCGATACCGTTTCCCGGAACACATGGTAAAATCCTCATATTTCAGTTCTGTTGTCTGCGCAATCGGGATAAATTCTCCTTCGTCCTCAGAGCGATATATAAAGTACCTTGTTGCATTTCCCGAATATTCCAGGGTAATAAAGTCTCCCTGGTCATATACCCTTACAACCGGCTTTGTCGGTTTTGTTCCTCCAACCGTAAAAGTTCTTGATATCCAATTGCTCCACATGTCAAACAGATTTGATATTCTCAAAAATACAGTGTACTGTCCATCTGAAAGTATTATGTCCGGAGTAAAGACATCATCAATTCCCCCGGAAACTTTTCCGCTATCAAATATCAATACATTGCTCTGCTTGATTTGAATTTGTGCTGCCACCTCTTCTGACTTATCTGCCTCCCAGGTAATTTCCGTGATTGCATTGTTTTTAACGTTGCTGATTAACGGGTTCGGTGGCTTTCCAACAACAAAAAATTGGCTCTGTGTATAATCCGACACCATGTCTCTCGCGTTGTATGTTCTCACCCTCCACTCCACAACGCCGTTTGAAAATGCAGCAGCATCCATATCCCGATACTGGTTCGCAGATGTTACCGTAACTGTATTCCACGTTGTGCTTGACTGCATCTTCCATCCTAATTCGTATTTTGCCTGTCCGGAAGAAACTCCTCCATTGTATCTCCACTGGAAACGGATATTCCCTGTGTTTTCCAGGATGTCTCCCAATGGGTAGAGAAGCGTCGGGGCAAACGGCGCCGCGTAACTGTAGTTTATTACGATGCTTGCCGTATTCCCTCCTTCAATGGATGAAATCGTACATTCTTGCCCGCCGGCTCCACTTGTGCCATCTGTATTTAAAGACAGTGTAAAATTATTCTTTCCCAAGGCCCCGATAATCAGATTTGTGATGTCTATTTCAATCCACGTATTGTAATCCTGATTATATTCGGACAGATAGTAGTTCCCTTGTGATTCCACGTATCCAGCATTAATATATTTTTCAAATGATGCATAGGTTGTATTGTTCGGCAGCCTCTCGTTTACTTCGTATGATCTCGCCGTCATTGTGACCCTTCGACCAGATTTGATACAGTATACCCTTAACTTTGCTGACTGTATTGTGATATCGCTTAGTGCCGGAATATTAAACTGTAACACTGCCAGATAGTATTTTCCGTACACCTTCAGTGCGGCATCATTGTATCCGGCTGTATTCAGGCCGTTATTTATCCATGTATCCCAAAACGCATTGACTGTAGTTGTTGCCATTAGATTCTTGCCACCCCCGTTCGGTATGCCATCTGCTCCCGTTCCGCCATTTCGACAAGCCTGTTAAATTCCTTTACATTGTCTGACTGAATGTTGAAAATATAAGTATTTCCCGAACCTTTCATCCTTGACGAATCTCGATTGCTATATATCCTGCTGCCACGCGGCAATTCTACAAGCTCTGGACCTTCTTCACCTACCAGGTTTCACCTCCCTCAAAATATTTTGTTCCTTTGGCATTATATTGGCTCCTTACCTGGGTAACACTTGATAATCTTCCGACTCCGTCAGCAATAGAATCCATTGAACGGTTCATGTCGTCTGTTCTTCCCATTACAGCTGCAATTACCACTCCTAGCGCTATAAGCGCTGCAACTATCCCAAGAATCATCGCTTTAGTTTTTATAGCTTTGTCGTTAAATCCCGGCATAAAACTAGATAACTTGTCAAATGTATCAACTATACTGGTTATCACTTTTATTGCCATCATTGAACCTGCAAGAACTCCCACAAACTCTATCATCGTCTGTAATACAGGAACAGGAATGTCAGATATGACATCAAAGAAATTTGTAAGCGTTGGTAATAAAGCTTCTGCGAAATTATTTTTCATTCCCTGAACAGAATTATCAAATTCTTTCATAGTCCCTGACAAGTCCTTAAACTTCCCCAGAGTCTCATTTTTCATTACATACCCGCTTTCCCTTGCTTTTCCGTCAATTCTCCCAATTCATCTCTTGTCATGTTCAAAATTGGAACCAAATCTTCTCCCGTTGAACCTAAGAGAGCGCTCGCAATGGCATTTCGCTTTGTTACATCTTCCATCTTTTGTAACCGAAAGACAACTTCTTCAAATAGAAGTCCTTGACTCTTTAATTTACCTGAAGAATCTTTTACACTTATTCCCAGTTGTTTAAACAGTTCCGCTCCTTCTCCGACTCCTTCCGATGCATCTTTAGCTTTTTCTGCTAACTGTGAAAAATCGCCTTGCATGTTTTTTGCTTCTGAACCAACAAGTTTTAAGACATAATCCCATTCCTGATATCTTTCAGCCGACATTCCCATAATCTCTGAGTTTTTGACAATTTCATTTGCATTTTCAGCCGTTTGAATAGTCAATCCGGCCAGTGTAGTTATAAGGGTTCCGGCGCTGAATAAAACTTTTCCTATTCTGTCATCAACCTTATCAAATTTTTCTGCGAGTTTTTCAATTGCTGGTATCCCTGATACTCCCAGAGTCTCAGATATGTCTCGTATTGTGTCTCCAAAAGACTTTGTATGTTTTTCTGCATCCTTCTGTTTTTCTTTTGTTTCATCCATGGATTTTCCCATGTCGTCTAAGGCTTTTTCTGCATCGTTATATTCATTTATCATTTTTTGGAGCGTTGTTCTGCTATTCAAAGTGCTTTATCTAACGAATCAACTTTCTTTTCATTTTTCTCTGTTGATGACATCGCCCTGTCATATGCTTTTTTTTGCTCATCAATTATTTTCTTTTGTAATTCAATTTTTTGTGATAAACCCTCCTGCTTAATTTTTAATTGGTCTGTTTCGTCTCCATATTCTTTAGCCATTTCTTTAGCTAACTTCATTTCCGCATCTAACAGTCCCATCTTTCTATTGCATTCCGAAATTCCTCCAGAGAACTCACTGTAATCAAGGCCAAGGACAATTGTCTTTTTATAATTATTAGCCATTAACAAAATCCCTCCACTTCTTTCATTGAATGTATTTCGGTTGATTCCGATTCTCCGAAGTATTTCGGCCAGTACAGTTCTCCGTTTGTTGTTGCCGCTTTTATTGATTGTTCGTCATTATATATGTCTATTAATTTTAATATCTTTTTTAATGGGCTTTTCATAAATTCCTGCTCAGACATACCCATTTTGCAACAATAAGTATAAAACAGCAAGTCATAATCAAACTGTACATTTTCTGTCTTTATATACCATTGTCTTTCCCTATAATCTGAGCAATTACTTTTTTATTTCTTCTTCGTTCTCCTGTACATCTACACCATTAACAGATTTTGTATACTCATTTACTACCTCGTTTACATCCGCTGGTCTCATTGTAAGAACTAAAGCAGTAGCTTCTTCCATAGTAAAATCCGAATGATTTACTTTAATTCCCGAGTAAAGAGCTAATGCAGCGAAATGTTCATATGGGAGCTTTGCAATTCCCGTTTCTGAGAGTGCTTCTTGAAGGTATCTGACCGAAATCATATTGAAAGTGGCAAGATAAGTTTTATCATTAAACACAATTTCAATTTCGTTAGCTTCCTGTACACATATCGTTTTTTTCATTTCACCATTCTCCTTATGCTGCTGACGGCGCCGGTGGTGTTGACGGCCCCGCTTTAAACCAGTCTTCGACTTGCTTTGTTGTTAAGTCTGCATTTGCTGTGTCTGCAAAGTATCTCAATTCTCCGTCAAAATCACGCGGAACGAAATTAATCGTAATGCTGTCTGTTGAAAAGTTGATACTGTCTGTCGACTGCTGCATGGTTCCGTTAAACGCTGCGCCCGTCCTTTTAAAAGCCAAACTAATTCATTACACTTGTTGGTCCCTTCCACTTCAAATCCAACCGCTAAAAATGGAGCTTCGTCTCCCGCTTTCTCGATCAGGATTCCGTTTTCGTATTTATGCCCCAGGATTTCTGCGCGGTCTTCAATTGCAATTTTGTTAACGTCCAATACTGCGGCTATTCCATTCAACTTTGCAATGTTTTCTGATTGCGCTCCCTCTCCGTACAGTATACCGGAGGCCAGCGACGGTGTAAGCTGCACCTGCATTGCCTTCCGAGTGGCTTTACCTCTCCATATTCAGCCCCAGCCGCTGTATCGCTTGTTAACAGTGCATAAACCATGTTTTTGATATTGATACGATTTGTTTTCTTTGATTTATTTACCGCCATGTTTACTCCTCTCTTGTTTTCGAAAACTGGATCATGCACGCCACACTTTCCCGTTCGTGTCATACATGTATGTAATATCCGGTATTGTAGTTGATGCGTTCGCCTGGATGTCGTCGCTCAGTTTTCTTGCCCTGGTTTTGATTGTTTCCCGGTTTCTGTCCCAAACATCAATTTGATATCCTTCCAGTCCTTCACTTTCGGCTCCATCACCTTCCAGCCCCGACGTATCCGAAAGATGGGACCATGTTGCGCATGGAGGTATGATTGGTTCAAACAATTCAATGACAGGTATCTTTAATGATTCTACAATCAAGCTTTTTATTTCCATTACTGCACCACCTTCTTCAGCATCTCGTCTATTATTTTATTAGTATCTCCTTCAGACGCCGTTACCGCGCGACCCATGAAATTAGTCCCCTGTACAAATGTCACTCCGTCCCTGGCTATATGTCCATCACTGACTGGCCCCCACTTATATCCCGTCATTTTCCCGCCTCGCACGCTAACATAATGATTACCCATCTTGTCTTTTCTGACACTTGACTGCACATCATCCTTCAGATGGGTGTAAGGTCTGCTGCCATCATAATTTGACGGCATGATTTGTTTTGCCCTTGTCTCGACGTCTGAGTTGTGGAGGAACCGAATTACATTTTTCTTAATGTTCCTTCCGATTTTTCCTAAAACAGCTTTTTCCTGATTCTGCAACTCCTTCGGTAAAGCATTCAGCATCTCATCGATCGACTTTACCGATTCTTCATAATCCATATTGACTTTCATATCATCACCCAATCGTCAATTCCACTTCATCATTTTCCTGTGCTTCGTACGTTCGGTATATGTTATATTTTCTTTCATTGTATATGACTTGTGATGGCTCCTCGATGGTTCCGTCATCGTTTACCACAAAGCTTAATTCGTAATCCGGCTGATATATGGATAGGGTTAACCTGGGGCGAAGTCCAACGGCATAAGCGGCGTAATATTCACTTCTTACTACTGATTTCTTCTCACAAAATACCCTCGTTTCCTTATCGGCAATGTTCTCTCCGATCGCTTTTCTGGTTATCAGTGTACATTCGTCATTTCTCATGGCTGTTTCTCCGTTGGCAGTCCGTACCCGGTTGCCATCTGCATCTGTGCTTTTTGTTCGTCATAGGCCGCCTTCATTCGTTCCATTTGGTCGCCCGGCCCCATATACACCGCGCAGTATGTAATTACTGCGCGGCCAATCAATGGATCGTCAGGATTTTTATTTCCTACTCCTGCGATTTCTAAGTCCTTCAGGGCCGCCTGGATAAGGTCCTCTATCTCCGAGTCAAAGGCTGTCGTTTTGATTCTCAGTGCCATCTTCACTTTTTCCAGCATAGCCTATCATCCCTTCTTTTTATGATGCGCTTTTTGGAATCTTCAGGGCCACGAATCCATTTTCACCACAACGTCGCCGCCAATTTCTACATCTCCCCGGATCGTATCCATGAGTTTATCAAAAGCAAAATCTTCTGATATGCGGATTTCATAATCGGAGAATAAATCAAGTTCGAAACATTGTGGATTGCCATAAAACATTGTCAGCGTATCGGATGATGCAGACTGGGCAGTTCCGGCGCAAGCCGTTAAATTGCTATTGATGCAGTACCGCACCGACAGGCCGCCATCTTTGATAATTCCGGTATTGGGGTTATCTGTATCCGGTTCGATTTCATATACCGCCTTTTTCTCATTCGTTCCTCTTACATCTCCAAACGCAATCAGGTCAAGCTTGTTTAAAAACAGCACAGCTCCACCAACGACGCTTTCGTCTCCCCCGTATGCCAGTGTGATTTTTCTTAAGGTTTTTTCATCAATGACGCCCTTAGAACCGGTGACTGTAGCTGTAACACTTTCATTCAGGTCGGATTCTTTTAATGCTGTTGTAACCAAAATTGCAGCTTTTTTTCTCAAAGAGGTTAACGCCTGCTCGTGTACCTTCTGCTGATAGGCAAGCGGTGTCTGTTTTTTCGCCTGCTTTGAGATGTATGATAAAACAGCCACGGAATCCGGCGTGATGGTAACAAATCCAAAGGTCGGCTCTTTATTCGTGGCCGCCTCTCCTTCTGTCTGGTTGTCTGCCGCTGCCGCGTCCGTATCGATATAGGCAACTTTATTACTCCCCATGCCGGTACAGTTGACGATTTTTACCAAGTCAATAATGCTTGATACTTTTTTCCTACACTATCGTTAATACCGCTTACCTGTGTCGGCGTCGCCAGCTTCCCTCCGCTTACCAGAACAGAACGAACTTCTTCTGATTTGACATTGGTTTTTCCTGTCTCTGCAAACTTTTTCGCCCGTGCCTCGGCCTCATTTTCTCCTCCAAGGTCTTTCAGCTTTCTTGTTGTCACTCCATTTTCCCTGACGTCATCCTCTAACTTTCTTCTCTTTTCCGCCTGCGCTTCCAGTTCTGCTCTGCGTTCTTTCAACTGCCTAACTTCTTCTGTCAGTGCATCCAGATCGGCATCCCTGTTTTCCATTTCCGTCTTAATCGCTGCCATTCTCTCTTCAATGTCACTCATCATCATTTCTTTAATTGTCATTTCATACCTCCATCAGTAAATTTAGTTTTTTTAATTTTCTCGCCCGTTCCAGTCTCTCCGCTTCAATTTCCGCGATCACTCCGTCGCTAAATTTCCGGGCGCTAATTGATGTCGCATCGTTGGCCGGTATTGATACCGGGCTGACATCATATAGCTTGCTTATCTTTTTTATTGTCCTAAGACAGGTTTCAACGTCGTTTTCGTAATCTTCCGTATAGGTTTTCTGGTCTTCCTTTACCGTAAATCCAAACGACATCTTATCTGTATATCCGCCTTTTATCTCCTGATATAATTGACGTCCGATATCTGTCCCTGATAGGTCCGCTGTGATTTTCAGCCCCACGGAATCAACTTCCAGCTTCAACGTATTGTTTTTATTTCTCGCGAACACACGCCCTTCATGATCGTACTGCATGATTACATCCGACATGTCGCATTCCGTAAAGGCTCCTGGGTCTATCTGCTCGATTATTTTGTAATATCTGCCCTCGTACAAGGTATAGGGCTGATTAAATGTAGTTGCGTATCCTTCTACCATCATAGCGTCCGGTTCTTCTTCCAAGGCCCTGACGCTCATCGTCATGCCTCGATATTCCCGGCCATCCTCCAGTTTATTAATCTGTTTATTTGTCAGTGCCACTTGTCAGGTCATCCCCTTTCTTTGTTATGCTTCCATCAATTCCCAGGAGATAGTATTCCCCTCGGATACTGTACGCCTGCCCCATTCCATTGGGGATCGGCGGAAGATTCCATATTTCTCTGATTTCGTCCCGGTTCATGATTCCCCGATCTGCCATCTGCGCTGATACGTTTAACTTTTCTGAATTGCTCATGTATTGCAGTCGGTTCGCCGTCGCCATGATGAATGATTTTGCGGCCCGTTCTTTTTCACTGAACAGCATTTTTGTTGTGACGTCTGAAAACTGAATGGCAAACGGTTCGATTCCCCCCTCGTAAAATGCGCTCCATGCATCCCCGTAGGCTTTGTTTTGTAGTATGTCGTCGTTTACCCCGTAATAATTAAATACGTTTGTTTTGATTGCTGTCATCTGCTGTGCATCAATCACGAATGGGCTTGATTGTATCTGTTTGATATCCGAATATGTATTGGGGAAAAGCAGAACTCCGCCGGATTCTTTTTTTAAATTTTCGTTTGTAAAACGTTCCCGTTCTTTTGTCAAGTCTTCTGTTTTTGTAAAATTAGCAACCCGAGCCATAAATCGGAAGGTTGCCGAGTTTTTAACTGCCTCTTGTATCCCCTGATTTTGAATATCAATCAGCTCCATTGTCGGTGTCAGTGCCGTATTTGACTCTCCGAAAAAATCATCCGAATACTGAAACTTTGTCATAATGCCGCATCGATTCATTTCGACTACAGCCGTGTTCCCATTTTGGAATGTGTAAGAAAGCCACGGTTCCCCTCTGTAATCTTTTATCTCGCACAGTGACGGAAGAATCGGATATATTCCGGTTATCTCTCCGTAATCATCCTCTACCGGAACAATAAACGCTGTGTTTTGTACATCAAGAATCGTTGATAACCGGTATAGAAACTGCCCCCATGTTTGCCATTGGTTTGGCCCATTCTTTAACTTCGTTTGTAACTTTGGTTTTGCGCTTCCCTGCGGAGTGACCGATAATTTGCTGATATGCGTTGCCCTCGCATGGATCGCGGCCCGGACAAGCTCGCTCTCATAAACAGCACCATTCCAACTCGTAAAGATTGGCGTGTATCCGGTAAAGGTCTGAAAGAAATCGGCCGCATTGCCTTTTACTGGTCTTTTAAACACTTTATTAAACAGCCCCATTTTTCAACTGCCCTCCTATCTCTCCATACCATTTTTGTCTCACTGTCATAGCATCCAGTAGTGCAGCTCCTCCATCGATATGATCTGATTGTGTTATTTTAATTGCCTTACGTTTTCCGCTTTCTGCGTCAATCTTTAATGCCATGTTTAACAGATGTACTTTTAATAGGTCATTATCTCCGATGCAAACCACACCATCTTTTATCAGCTTCCGTCTCCTGGATTACCGGCGTTAAGTTGTAGCCCTGATAAACGTCATCCATGTGAAAGCCATATTGTTTCATATCCTGTACCAGGTATTGGGCCGTATAACGGTCGTATCCCGTCTGAAGCGGATAGATACTATATTCTTCGACAAGCATTTTGAACCAGTCAAAACAGTCTTGATAATCAACAAAGTTTTCCCCCGATAGCTTCAGTATTCCCCTCTGCACATATGCTTGATATGGGAGTCCATCCCTTATCGTTGCCTCCTCTATCTTTTCCGCAGGCAAGAAAAACTGTGCTAAGACGTATAATTTTTCATCTTTTTCAATGACTGCCATACAGGCTGTGAGGTCTGTTGTTTGAGATAGGTCAATCCCTCCGACACAGTATGATTCTCTAAAATCTTCGAACCGCAGGTGTGGGCCGCAGCATTTTTCTACATCCTGTGCCGATAACCATGCCTGTGTACTGTTCTGTTTAATATTGCAGTATTTTGTCAGAAACTCCGCTTTTTTACTTAAGCTGCCTTCCGCTACTGCGATTTCCTCTATCAGATAATCCACCGATACCGACACGCCTAAGTTTGGGTTCGATTTTCTCAGTTCGTTGATGTCGTTCCATTTTTCCACATCATCAATCATATACAAAAATGGTGCCAGGCGTTTTTCTTTTGAATCTCCAAGCAGGAACCGGGTTGCTCTTTTTACCAGCTCATCATAGATTCCCTCGTTGATGTACCCCGATGTGCTGATTGAAAGAATGATTGGCTGCTTTCTTGCACCTAGAGCCGATTTCATAACCTCGTATTGCTTCAGCCCCTGGTCCCCCGGCCAACTGGCAACCTCGTCGCAAACCGTCAGATGTGGATTAAATCCATCCGACTTCTTTGCGTTAAAAGCAATTTTCTTCACGCTGCTGTTCGTGCTTTCCACATAAAAATCTGATTTCCGTCTTTTTATCAATGCTTGTAATTCCGGTTCTTTTTGAATAGTCTGCCAGAACGATTGATATACCAAATCAGCCTGATCCAGCTTCGGAGCTACACAAAACACTTTTGCTCCATACTCCCCGTCGAGAAATAAGCAGTAAGCAATAATCCCGGATGCAAACAGTGTTTTTCCGTTTTTTCTTCCAATGACAATTAGAAACTCTCTGAAAATTCGTATTCCGGCCTCATCAACAATTCCGAACATAATTGATACAGTGGATTTTTGCCATGTCTCCAGCTTCAGAAGATCATCCCGGCCTTCGCAATGATGGCAAAAGTTTCAATGAATTTTATAGCCCTGTTTGCCTTTTTCTGGTCAAATATAAACTGCTGACTTTCCAGCCCTTTTATGATGTATTCATAAAATAATCGAATCCATTCGCCAACAACTGCGGAACCATCCTGAATTGATTGATAATATTTCAGTATGTAATTATCCATCCCTCATCAGCTCCTTTAGTTTTCCCTCGTTGCTGCTGGGCGGTGTCAGTTCATTTAGCTGTTTGATAATTGCCTGATAATTCTTGTCCGTCGAAGTGAACAGTCTGGCCGCCGGTCTTTCCCGTTCGTACGGCTCCGTCTTTTCTGACTGTGTAAAGCGTTCCGTCTCTCCGTTCTCCTGGATGTCTTCCCATAGTTGATTTAGCCTTACCCGGAGTCTTGCCGCTTGCACAATTAATCCTTGTGCCACTGCAAATTTATTCGGCGGCAAGTTCTTATAAATCTTTGTAAGTCTTGCTATCTCTGATTTTTCTGTCACTATTTTTGCTGCCATTTTCCTCCTTCCTGGGTAGGGGTCCTTCGCGCATGGGAGCGGAATATCATTCTAGGGGACTCGGTGAAATTTTCTTTCACAAATTACTTTGAATAGGGGGAGTCGTTGTCACATTTCCAAACTCATCCACAAAATATCTCTTCTTCCTTCCGTGTAGCTTCGCGTGACAATCCATACACACCAGTTCGAGATTGTTAAATGACATCGTGACCTCCGGCTTTGTAATGTTCTCCGGTGTTATCTCCGTTTTGTGATGCACAATCTTTCCCGGTTTATATATTCCCTGCCTCAAACATTCTTCGCATAGTCTCCCAACGCTCTTAGCATATCTATCCCTGCATAGTTTCCATTCAGTGCTGTCATAAAATTCACGTGCAAACTCTCTCGCCATGCTCCACCTCCGGTTCTTCTTTCAATTTTGTTCCTTTTCCCGGTACGCAAAAGGCTCCTGCACATTATGCGCAAGCGCCTTTCTAAAAGGAGGTTCATCGTGAACTATTACATAGTATCATTATATCATTTTCTTACGGGCATTGTGGGCAAGTTTACGTATCTGTAAAATATCCTGGACGCAGTCCGTCTATCCATTCCTATCAAATCTCCAATCTTTTCCCAATTCATTCCATTTATCACCCTGTATTGTATTATATCGCATTCGGGAAACGGTGCCGTACTTATGTATTCGTCCAGCTCCCTTCTGTCTACTTGCAATTTCTCCTTGTAATATTCGACCTCTCTGTCAATACGCTCTTTTTCTTCGATGTACCATTCCCCAAAGCTTTTCCTTCCTGCTCCCTTTGGCATATCAGAGGCTATATTCTTTTTATATGGATTGAAGCTTTCGTGAGCAGCCATTTCCTGATAAAGTGACTTTAACTTATTCATGTCTTTTTGAACCGAGAAGAGCTTTTCTAATTCCATTTTTCCTCCTTCGATATTTCCGGCGGTTCTTTTGGAACAATTGGTATATTGCTTATGATATCCTTATGTTTGCGCAGCTCATTAGTCGCCTGCTGCCATCTGGCCGCAAACGTCCTCTTCCTTTCTTTTTGAACTTCTTTTATAAATTCAATAGCCCAGTCCAAGACAGCAACATCCTTGTCCCAAATGTCGCCCTCTTCCTGGCTCATCTCCTGGTGATGCGCTTTATCTCTTTCAATTTTTCTATTCTATTCATTTTCCACCTCAAGGAACGGCCGGCCGAACCGTCCCTGTTTCACGCCATAGGCGTTTATGATTGATTTGTTATCCTGCTACTCCATAGCGGCGTTCCGCGTCTCTGGCCGCCTCCTGGCTAATCTTTGCATAACACTGTAAAGTTGTATCCACTTTGGTGTGTCCTAACTTCTTCTGTACCATTTCCGCAGGCGCGCCGCGATTAATCATATCGGTTCCACACGTACGGCGGAAGGTATGCGGTGATATCTGTAAGCCTTCAGCCTGACATCGCGGCTCTGGATGGTTTTTAAAATATAGCGTACTCCATCGGCGCTAAGTCGGTTATTCGGTGCTTTCTGACTGACAAACAGCGCCTGACTGTCATCTTTTCTTGACCTCAAATATCCTTCGATATGTACTTTGGCTTGCGCAGAGAATCTGATTTCTCGCTCTTTCCGTCCTTTTCCTACGATATTCACCCTCCGATTTGACAGGTCAATGCTATCCCGATTAAGCTGTATAATCTCTGATACCCGGCCGCCGGAGCTGTAAAGGAGATCGACCAGCGCAAGTTCCCGTTCATTCTTACAACAGCACCGGAATATCTCGCGCTGCTCCGGCGTCAGAATGGAACCCATGCGATATTCTTCTTTTGTTTCTC